CCTGGGTCTGCCGACCAGGAATGACACAGGAGCAGGCGACGATATTAATCACGGAAGCATTCTGGGCTCTGAAAGAACGCCCGAACATCGATGTTCAACGCGTCACGTTTAATGATGGCGCGGTTGATCAACGGGCGCTGGGCGTTAACCGGGTGAAGATATTCGAACGCTGGAAAGCTATCGACACCAGGGATAAGCGTGAAAAATTCACGGCGCTGATTCCGGCAATTATGGAGGCTATCCGGATCAGTGATTTCAGGTTGTATTGTGAAATTACTGACGGAAAAAGCATTACATACATAATCGCCGGATTAAACAAAGAATATGGCGATGTGGTGGAGTCCGGGCTGCTTTTTGCGGATCCAGCTGTTGTGGAACGTGAGACTGACGAGCTTATAGAAAAAGCTATTGCTTTCAAGCACGCGTATCGCCAGCAATACCAATATTACTTTGCAGATAAACAAATGTCTGCCAGGGGTTCGTATGAGTATCGATGCACTACGATGGGCTAAAAAGGTGAAAACCGGCAGTTCATCCAGTAAATCAGTATTGACCTGGCTTGCTGATATGTGCGGTGCCGATTTGTGTGCATACCCGTCTGTATCTGCACTGGCAGAAGTAACGGAACTGAACAAAAAGACTGTGCAGGACAGCTTACGACACCTGATGGAGATTGGGTTAATTGTTGATACCGGTGAGAGAAAAGGCAGAACAAAGCAAATTGTGGTGTACCGACTTATCGGTGTAGAAGAAAGTGTTGCCGAGCCTGAATACACCCAAAAACGGGAGTCTTTAAAGGTGGGTAAAATTGGTGCTGTTAATAAAAACAGTACCGAAAATGGTTATGTTTCAGCACAAAACAGACCCAAAAACAGAACTCTTAGCTGCATGGAAAATAACCAAAGACACCCAAATTTTCCATCAAAGACACCCAAAAACGGATCACGGAACCCAAAGGAACCCAAAGATCTAAACCCCACACATAACGCACGCGAGAGTGCTCCGACCAGTGAGCAGGAAGTTTTGTCGTTACAGGCAGCCCCCCCTGTATTCCTGTATGGCCTGAGCGAACCCATCGGAAAATTCCCGATGAGCGATAGCTGGTATCCGTCACGGGATTTTCGACGACGGGCTGCGTTGTGGGGGATGGCTTTGCCGGAGACAGAATTTACACCTGCTGAATTTGCCGCCTTCCGGGGCTACTGGGCAGCGGAGGGGAAAGTGTTTACGCAGATTCAGTGGGAGCAGAAATTCGCCCGTCACGTAAATCACGTCAGGGCGCAGGTTAAACCAGTCAGCAAAGGGGTAAACCATGCAGCAGCACCAGGTGGCACCGCATCACGGGCAGTTCAGGAAATTCGGGCAGCACGTGAGCAGTGGGAACGTGAAAACGGATTTATCAGCGACGGAAACGGCCTGGAAGCTGTGGGAACTCATGGGGGTGGTTTATTCGAACCGCTGGACCCAGAAGAACGGGGCCGCACCTTCGAAGCTCTGGATTGCACAGATTGGCGCGATGACTGAGCAGCAAATCCGGCAGGTCTGCCGCCAGTGCATGGATCGCTGCCGGGCGGGTGAAACATGGCCTCCTGACCTGGCTGAGTTTGTGGCGCTGATTTCGGAAAGCGGAGCCAATCCATTCGGTCTGACGGTGGATGCTGTGATGGAGGAGTACCGCCGCTGGCGCAACGAGTCCTGGCGATACGACGGGAGCGATAAATACCCGTGGTCTCAGCCTGTGCTGTATCACATTTGCCTCGAGATGCGTTCAAAGGGGATTGAGCGCCAGATGACCGAAGGAGAGTTAAAACGGCTTGCAGAACGGCAGCTGACGAAATGGGCAAAGCATGTTGGTAATGGCCTCAGTGTTCCGCCTGTCCGGCGGCAACTGGCAGCACCCAAACGTCCTGCGGGACCAACGCCAATTGAGTTGCTGAAACAGGAATATGAACGCCGGAAAGCGGCTGGTTTTGTCTGAGTTGAGAAGTAATTTTTACCGGGAGAAAATTTAATGGAGACTGTTTTTGACGCACTGAAAGCAATGGGAAAAGCCACATCCATAGAACTTGCTGCGCGACTTGATATCAGTCGTGAAGAAGTGCTGAACGAACTATGGGAACTGAAAAAAGCTGGTTTTGTTGATAAAAGCGCGTACACCTGGCGTGTGGCTGATAACAACGTTCAGCAGGAACAGCCAATGCAGGCAGAACTGCCGGAAGAAACCACCACGGCAACAGTAGCGAAAATCTCAGAGTGCGATTTAACCGCGACGATTGAACAACGCGGACCACAAACGGCGGATGAACTGGCTACGCTGTTCGGTACAACATCCCGCAAAGTTGCTTCAACGCTGGCAATGGCAATCAGCAAAGGACGCCTGATTCGCGTAAACCAGAACGGTAAATTTCGTTACTGCATACCGGGCGATAATTTACCAGCAGGGCCGAAAGCTGCATCGGTAACGGAAGCTAATGGTAAAGCCTTTCCTCAGCCAGCAGGTGTTGCGTTACCAGTACAGGAAGCTGCAACACAGGAAGATATTAAAACAGAAACTGTGGCTGATATAGTGCAATCGTTGCCATCGTTTACTGAAACGCGAGCGGATGACCTGGTTTTACCATCGCTGCATATGGCAAACCGCGAACTGCGTCGGGCGAAAAGTCATGTCCAGAAGTGGGAGCGTGTCTGCGCCGCGCTGCGGGAGCTGAACAAGCACCGGGATATTGTTCGACAGATTTTCGATTCCTCCAGTCGTATTGTGTCGGAAAAGTGATTGCCGGAGGCGCTATGGCAAAAGTATTTACACCAGAAGAGCGGGAAAAAATTAAAGGGCAGGTTGTTGAACTTGTACGTCTGAGCGGTCGCGAGACGTTACGGCAACTGGAAGCTAAAACAGGTGCGACAAGATATCTGATGAGTGTTCTCGCCAGAGAGCTGGTTGCCAGTGGCGATGTATACAACTCCGGCTACGGGTTATTCCCGTCTGAACAGGCGCGTAAGGACTGGCAAAACGCCCGCAAAAAACTCTCGAGGGCAAATCTGAAGAAACCATCTGTGGTTGATCCGGACCTTATCTGGTCATTACCAGACGGAGAAATACGCCGCTACGACAGGCGTCAGAACATAATCTGTAGCGAGTGCCGGAAGAGCGAAGTTATGCAGCGCGTGCTGGCGTTTTATCAGGGGAATTTTCAGGAGGTGGTGCTGTGAGTGAAATTAGCTATCAGGCTTCAATTACCGCTGGTATTCGCATCAAAGGAGAGGAGCATGGAAATAAAACCAGAAGATGAGTTAAGTAATATTGTTTTATTTCCGGTAAAAGAGGATGACCCACGTAATCAGGTTAATTTTCTTTATGAGCCATCGGAAAGACCATATTGTCATCACGCCTCTGTCCGGGTTGACGAAAAAGAGCGTCAGGTCCGCTGTAAAATCTGCGGTGCAGTTGTGGAGCCGTTTGACTGGATGCTCTCAGTGGCGAAAAGAGAAACCAGACTGGCAGATGATGTAAGGTTGTTGCGCCAGGAGGAACAGGAAAGGCGGAAAAATATAGAAAAGTTAATTCAGATTGAGCGTAACGCGAAAGCGCGGATACGCAGGGCGACAAAACTTAGCCCCGAATAATCAACATTATTATCGGAAATAAAATCCTTAATCGGAGGGGTTTCTGCACCCTCAGAACATAAGGAGGCCGCCCGGCAGGACGGTAGTGAAATGCGAAAATTTAAAATAATTATCGAGACGGGAATAGCTGGTGGCGATTTTGAGGACGTATTTGAAGTGGATGATGATGCGACACCAGATGAAATACAGGATGAAGCTAAAGATATTTTCTTTAACTACTGCAATTACTCATACCACGAAATAAAAGGCGAAGAGGAAGAATAAAATGGCTGATTTTGGTTCAACTAAATATAACGTCAGTTTTGAAGAATGGCATGAATTGTTAATGGATTATGCAGAGTTACGCGGTGGAAGTGCTGCTGATGCTGAAGCATGGCGTGATGATTATGAAGCAGGAAAAACTCCGGTCGAAGCATATTGTGATGAGTGGGGCGATGAATGAGCAGGATGAATTATCAGGAAGTGCATGCAATTGCAGATCATGCAAAGCCAGTGGCATGGCGGTATCGCTACGTGAAAAAAGGCGTTACGGACTCTCAGGGTAAATCGTGGTTTGGTGACTGGAAATATGTACCGACAAAAGAGGATTGCAACGACAGACCGAACTATGAAATTCAGGCGTTATTCACTGCCCCGCCTGTGCCACTGACACCAGAAGGATTGATTAAAGCAGTGCGCTTCTATGAACAGGTTAAGCGTGAAAATCCGCCAGTCGAAACCGGAGCATGGAAAGACGCTGTTGACTGGGTGCTCAAAGAGGCCTGCCAGGTTGTAAACGCTGGCATCAAAGGAGACTGATATGGCTATCGCTGCAAGTTACACCATGCATCTCTATTGTGACTGCCGCAAGTGTACGGAAGGTGTATATCCAGTGCCAGACTTCGGAGAGTATATCGGTACGTCATGGGCTGGTTGTGCAAAAGAGGCGCGTAAGGATGGCTGGCGAATAAGCAAAGACAAAACACGTGCTTTTGCGCCCGGGCATAAAGTTTTGAGGATTAACAAATGACCACTATTACCAGAGAAAACGCGGAAATTAAATCATTCATCACTGGTTTCCTGAGCGACCCGGCGCACGATAACCAATCTTCAGACAGCCTGCTTGCCAATGTGTTTCGTATCGCACTGGCATCGCTGGAAGCAGAAGCGCCAAGTCTGCCTGGTGGATTTACAATTAAGGAAACACAAGAACTTTACGAAGATTTGGTTCGAAGCCACATAAGCCAGGCTTTAAGTGGTGAAAAGATGAAAAAGAAAGATCGCGAGGCTGATTTGCGCTGGATTCATGACGTAATAGTTCAGGCCGCGTGGTTTGTAAAAGCATCACTGGAGAAGAATGCACTATCGGGCACCCCTCCGGTAACTCCGGATGGCTGGATAAGCTGTAGTGAGCGAATGCCTGAAAAGGGTCAGAACGTGCTTATTTCGATGAATATCGATAGCGAGGCTGGGCCATTAATATATTCCGCACGCTATCTCGGAGGCACGTTCCGGCGCGGAGGTATAGCAGTTAGTCCGGGTAATGATCTTGGGCAAGCAACCCACTGGATGCCGCTACCAGAACCGCCGCAGGAGGCGAATCAATGACCTGGCCTGAAGCATTCACAACGGTAGGAATCGCACTGGCGGTGGCGCTGGTGGTGTATTCGATTTGCCGCTGGGGATAAAAACGGTTTGCGGGAAAAGGAGAGTTAAGTAGAATTGCAGCGGGTGCTTGAGGCTATCTGTCTCAGGCATGAACACCAAAAGGCAGATAGAGAAAAGCCCCAGTTAACATTACGCGTCCTGCAAGACGCTTAACATTAATCTGAGGCTCAATCTATGAACGGCAAATCTAGGTTAGCCTCTTACGTGCCGAAAGGCAAGGAGAAGCAGGCTATGAAGCAGCAAAAGGCGATGTTAGTCGCCCTGATCGTCATCTGTATTACCGTCATTGTGACGGCACTGGTAACGAGGAAAGACCTCTGCGAGGTACGAATCCGAACCGGCCAGACGGAGGTCGCTGTCTTCGCAGCTTACGAACCTGAGAAGTAAGAGACCTGGCGGGGGAGAAATCCCTCGCCACCTCTGATGAGTCAGGCATCCTCAATGCACCCGCACTTAACCTGCTTCGGCGGTTTTTTTCACGTACTGTGGTTGTGAATACGATTGGTATTAGGATATGCTAACAACATTAGCTTGACTAATTTTGTATTGACTTGATTTTTGTTAAAGAACAGGACGGAGAAGTAAGGGGGCACCCAATGAGCTACGCACTAAAAAAACACCCGCGATTGACTATTCCCCCTCGCGATAAAAGCGTTGTGGCAGCTCCGCGCCCGGCTATCGATGAAAATTGCACTCATCGTGAGCAGGTGAAAAATGCTTTCGATTTCGGTTTTTCTCGTTACGAGAAGGCAATGGAAGAACTTTCAAAAGTGTAATGATGGGTATTGTGCTCTATGGCTGAGATTGTTGAAGGAGTGCATTACCTTACGGTTGATGATCTTGTTGAAATCAATCGTTCCCTAATTGAATTACAGACGCCAGATGAGCCCGTTGGTGTTCTGAGTCCAGATAACTTAAGTTCTTCTCAGGCCCGTCCCAGCATGGTTCGATGGTATGAACAGACTAATGACATGTTTGTACTGGCATCGGTATTGATTGAAAGTCTGATTCAGAATCATCCGTTTGCTAATGCGAACAAACGAACAGCTATGATGGCTGGTTACGTCTTCTTGTTGTTGAATGGCTATGAGTTAACAGCACCAGGCGATGAAATCGTGGAAATGGCAGAGGGACTGGCCTGCAAAACCTATACTCGAGAAGATCTCGAGAACTGGTTGTGTTATTGGTCTCGCGCGTATGACAGCCGGGAATTATGTAAAACAGGCGCAACTATTGTTTTGTATGAAACTATCAAGCTTAAAATAGAACAGCAAAACTAAAGGCGCTTCCAATGAAAACCCGCTTCGGCGGGTTTTTTGTTGTTTATTTTCGGTGAGTATGATGCATCTGGTTGTACTGATGTGGTTGGCTGATTCTGTTATTCAGGTGGCTTATTGCTGTTGATTGGTATGTCTTCACGGCTAGAATCGAGGCTCTTAAGTAGCGCGCAGGGAGAAGAGGGATGGACCCCGAAGGGGAAGAGCTATTTATCTGGAAGGATTCTGAAGATGAAAATCGAAGAATTGCGTGAAATTTTTAGTGGAAATGGCCTCTATGCTGTGCACGTTGAGAATGGCGCTATTGTCAGCCACTGCCGTATTAAATGTTTACAGTCTCAACAAAGGAAGAGTGGGGCTGCGTTAATTTACTTTGTGGATGGACTAGTGACGGATGGTTTTATTTTGCGTAAAAATGAATTTGTCACATCGTTGCCGTCTCTGAAAGAAGCTGGGATTAAGGCTGGTTTTTCTGCTTTTGAAGATGAGTGAATTCATCTACAATTCAGCGCAGGGCTGAACCCCTGTTGAGTAACACTGTGCCACCGGAGAAAGCCGATGGCGCAAAATTCCAGACTACACAATTCTGATAATTCAGCCGTCTTTGCCAGCAGGCACGGGCGGCGTACTCACGCATTCAAATATGACTGGTATCAGCACGATCCCTGCACTGAAGAACAGGCCGAATGGCTGATTCATAACTACCGCAGACGTGGGTATGAGTTTAGGAAAGCCCTCAGTCTGGATTATCGTCACTGGATAATCTCCGTCAGGCTTCCTTACTCCGAACGCCCACCGCGTCCGTCCCGCACATTCCAGCAACGGATCTGGAGGTAACGTGCGGGTATTACTTCGACCTGTTCTGGTACCGGAGCTCGGGCTGGTGGTCCTTAAGCCAGGTCGTGAATCCATGCAGGTATTTCACAATCCTCGAGTGCTGGTGGAGCCGGAACCGAAAAGCATGCGCGGTCTGCCGTCAGGAGTCGTTCCTGCCGTTCGCCAGCCGTTGGCGGAAGATAAATCATTACTGCCATTTTTCAGCGATGAGCGGGTGATTCGTGCGGCTGGTGGCGCTGGTGCACTGTCTGACTGGTTATTGCGCCATGTTAAATCCTGCCAGTGGCCTCATGGTGATTATCACCACAGCGAAACCGTCATTCACCGTTACGGTGCCGGCGCGATGGTGTTGTGCTGGCACTGCGACAACCAGCTGCGCGACCAGACGTCAGATTCACTGGAGCAACTTGCTCAACAGAATCTGGCAGCCTGGATGATTGACGTCATTCGGCATGCAATGAATGGTGCACAAGAGCGGGAGCTGTCACTGGCTGAATTATCCTGGTGGGCAACCGTAAATAACGTAGTGGATGCGCTACCGGAAGCAGTATTACGTCGTTCTCTGGGATTACCGGCGGAAAAAATCCGCTCCTTGTACCGCGAAAGCGACATCATACCGGGAGAGCAGACAGCCACCAGCATACTGAAGCAGCGCACAAAAAATCTTGCGCTACTGCCTCACGCCCACCAGCAACAGAACTCACCACAGGAAAAGACGGTGGTCAGCATCGCCGTTGATCCGGAGTCACCGGCTCAGTATCTACAGCGCCAGAAACCACAACGGGAAGAGATGCCTGTATATACGCGCTGGGTAAAAACGCAGAAATGCATGACGTGCGGTAATCAGGCAGATGATCCGCATCACATCATTGGTCATGGACTGGGAGGGATGGGAACAAAGGCTGATGATTTGTTTGTTATTCCGCTGTGCCGTAAATGCCATAACGAACTACACGCCGGGATAAAAGATTTTGAAGAAAAACACGGCAGCCAGCTGTTGTTGCTGATTCGTTTTTTAATGCACGCGAGAAATTCTGGTGTCCTGAAGTGGAAAGCATAAATGACTGAACGCATAGAATTTGTTTTGCCTTACCCGCCCACGGTGAACACCTACTGGCGACGTCGTGGCAGCACATATTTTGTATCAAAAGTCGGTGAGCGTTATCGCCGTGATGTGGCGCTAATTGTTCGCCAGCAGCGACTGAAATTAAGCCTGTCCGGAAGGCTGGCGATAAAGATTGTTGCAGAGCCGCCGGATAAGCGCCGTCGCGACCTGGATAATATCCTGAAAGCACCTCTGGATGCGCTGACGCATGCGGGACTGCTTATCGACGACGAGCAGTTTGATGAAATTAATATTGTGCGCGGTCAGCCTGTATCTGGTGGACGGCTGGGCGTGAAGATTTACCAGATAATGCATGAAGGGCAGGCTAAAAAATGAAACTGGAAGATTTACCGAAATACTACTCCCCAAAATCCCCCGGCCTGACTGATGCATCTGCCTCAACGTCAAAAGATGCGCTGAGTATCACTGATGTGATGGCAGCACAGGGCATGACACAGAATCGGGCTGAGATGGGGTTTTCTGCGTTCCTTGGGAAAATGGGCATCAGTATGAATGACAGAGAGCGGGCAACAGAACTGCTGACAGAATATGCTCTCTGTCGGTGTGATGGCGTGGCGGCGTTAAGAAAACTTCCGGCAGAAATAAAACCGGTAGTGATGCGCATTATGGCTTCGTATGCTTTTGAGGATTATGCCCGGAGCGCGGCGAGCAAAAAACAGTGCCCATGCTGTCGCGGAAAAAAATTTATTGAAAGTGAGGTTTTTACAAACAAGGTGCAGTATCCGGATGGTAAGCCGCCAGTATGGGCAAAGTGTACAAAAGGCGTGTATCCGTCTTACTGGGAAGAATGGAAAAAATTCAGGGAGGTGGTAAAAGTTGTCTGTCCGGAGTGTGGAGGGAAGGGAGATGTATCCGCCGCCTGTAAAGATTGTCGTGGGCGTGGCGTCGCCATTCATCGTGAAGAGTCGGAAAAACAGGGCGTGCCGGTTTTCAGAAACTGCCAGCGTTGTGGTGGACGTGGTTACGAAAGATTACCGTCAACGAAGGCATTCAATGCCATATGTAATGTAACCTGCGCCATTTCTCTTGATGCATGGAAAAAAACGGTTAAACGTTTTTACGATACGCTGGTGGTGCAGTTTGATATTGAAGAGGCATGGGCAGAGCAACAGCTGAAGAGGGTGACCCGATAGTCTTGTTGATTTTTCCCGAATCTGTGGTAAGTTAGCCCTAACGATGGGCGTTTTATGCCTGACGTTAAAAGAATTTTTACACCCCGCCGATGAGCGGGTTTCTATTGTGGAATTAATTACGCGTCGTTATTATTCTGCTCCCGGCCCTTTAGCTCAGTGGTGAGAGCGAGCGACTCATAATCGCCAGGTCGCTGGTTCAAATCCAGCAAGGGCCACCACCTTACCGCCATTAGCTCATCAGGACAGAGCGCCAGCCTTCGAAGCTGGCTGCGCGGGGTTCGGGTCCCCGGTGGCGGTCCATAACCGACACCCTGCGTTGTCAGCTCAGCCGGACAGAGCAATTGCCTTCTGAGCAATCGGTCACTGGTTCGAATCCAGTACGACGCGCCATATTCTTTTTGCTGGCTCGCTTTTGCGGGCCTTTTTTGTCTCCGCGCCACGCCCGGCGCATATCAACCACAGAGCCTTTCGGGGGTGAGTTTACGGAGTGGTCAGTGTGACTTTCTCTGTGGGCAGATCGCTCCCGGGCGTTGGCTCACCCACCCAAAGGAATGTCACGATGTTTGGTATTTTCAAAAAGAAAACACGCAAGGCCATCACTGAAGTAAAGAAGATGGAGAACCGCGACGCGGTGGAGGCGACCGTCTGGGGCGCATATTCCATTGCATACGCCGACGGCACCTGCGACGCGAAAGAAATCGCGGTACTGGAGAAAACCATTGCTGCACTTCCTGCTTTTGCGCCGTTCTCCGGTGAGATTGCCCAGATGAGCGCCAATATCCGCGCCCGTTATGAAGCGTCACCGCGTAGCGCGAATGCTCAGGCGTTGCGTGAACTGGCTGACGTGGCAGGAACAGCAGAAGCGGTTGATGTGCTGTGCCTGTGTCTGGATATCGCAGACCAGGATGGCATTGGTCCGGATGAAGAAGCGCAACTCAAGAAAATTGCGCAGGCGCTGCAGTTGCCGCTGGAGCAGTACCTGTGAAAAGTGCGCGCCTTGTGCTGGCTGCCATCCTGCTGTTTCTGGTCGTGGCGGTGGACTTCACCAGCAGGATAATGTCGGTGCTGGCGGATGGAGCGCTGGTCTGTGGCATTGTGATATTGCTGTGGCCGGTGATGAAAGAAACAGACTGAATAATGCTTGATTTTTTTATTTGCTGTTTATTAAAAATACTGCTGCATGGTGAATCCCCCTGAGCGGAGGGGCAATCAGCAAGAAGGAATATGGGATAATCGCGGATTCAGGTGCTGATACTGAATTCACCGGGAGGCACCCGGCACCATGCACTGCCACAAAAGTGTTATTTCTGTTTTTTCTCAGGCTATCATTGTTATCCCTTTATTTCCGGCTGCGCATGGCGCGGCCTTTTTTTTACGGCCTGCCACTGGCAGATGGTCATCCTGTGATTTGATTCCGGTTCCGCCTTTTTAACTCTGTTCCTGTACACGGGAGAAATTCGATGTCGATTAAACATTACGATGTTGTCAGGGCCGCATCGCCGTCAGACCTTGCGGAAAAGCTGACACAAAAACTGAAAGAAGGCTGGCAGCCGTTTGGTGGCCCGGTGGCCATAACCCCTTATACCCTGATGCAGGCGGTGACGGCAGAAGGTGATGTGGAGGATGACGTCAGTGGCCCGTCCGGCGGTGAGGGGGCAGGCTCTGGTGGAGCGGATACCTGTGACACCGCAACCGAAACCGTGCTGTTTTACCGGGCGGCTGATGGCTGGCCTGCAGACCTTGGCTGGACACGGACGAACGGAGCCGCAGAGTTCACTGACGACACCGGAGCAGAAAGCGGGAAGGCCCTGCGCATAAGCAAGGATTCAGATGCGGGTGTTTCATGGACGTTAACGAAAGAGATGCCATCACCGGCTGACCTCCTGACCCGTGGTGGTGTGGTCAGCTGCCGCTTTAAACTGGAAGGCGACCTTGTGGCGAACCAGTACGCGTTTGCCCTGTACCTTCGTGTCCCGGCAGCCTCATTGCCTGAGGGTGTGACGCTGGCAGAAAGTGGTGGCGCGAACAGCAATCCCTGCCTGCTGGCGTTCTTCATACGGACCGATGCGACCAGAACCAATTTGTATTTCCGCAAACAGAATGACGTCAGTGTCGGGACATATGGTGCCTTTGACAATGAATGGCACACGCTGGAGCTTCAGTTTGCCGGAAACAGCAGTATTGATGTGACGCCGGTACTTGACGGTACGGCCGGAATGCCGTTCACGCTGACGAAGTCGGCAGTGAATGTTCCGGAGAATACGTTCACTGTGACAGACACTGCGTCAGCTGCAACTTACAGCACACTGTTTGAGTACGTGACGGTGGAGGTGAATGCAGCGTGAGCAGAAGCAGATGATGCCGTGATGGCAGCAGCATGGCCGCATTAATCGGCCTTTTTTATTGACCGCCCGCAGGGGAGGTGGATGGTGAGAGTGAACAATATATCAGATATCGCAACGGGGGTTTCTTACACCACCTCCTCGGTCAGTGGTGGTTACTGGCTGCTCCAGTTGCTGGATGCGGTGAGCCCGTCCCAGTGGGCCGGGATTGGTGTCCTGGCGAGTGTGTTTCTGGGGGTGCTGACGTACCTGACGAATCTGTATTTCAGGATTAAAGAGGACCGTCGTAAGGCGGCGCGGGGAGAGTAGTCGATGAATAAAAAATACGAACTGGTTGTAAAATGAATATTTCTAACTGAAAAAACGTTCCCTGAGGTGAGAAAAGGTCACAGGCAATCAATAACAGGACGTGATGAAAGGTCCTTGCCTTTGTATGCTTTCTCTTTAGATAGCAGCAGATACTGAAAATTTGAGTTGTCGGGGAGTCAGGGGCACAGCTGCGCAAGAGGCGGTCATTGTGATTCCATTGATATCCTGTATGCCATGAAGGGCAGGATTTTATGGCTACCTGAGCTTTGGTGATAGTAAGTTGAAAATTCGCATTTTTTGCTGACATGCGTAACGAGAATCCCATAAGCAGGGAGGACTTAATTCTTCATTAACCCATGCGTTGATATTATGTTTCAGCCGTTGAAGCATCAGCGGTGTTAATGTTGTGGTAATAATATCCAGCGTTTTATGTGAGAGTTTACCGTAAGGGTCTGCAAGAATGCTGCTCGTTGCTTCGTTATTGTCCGCCATCTGAAGAAGTAACTCTGATTTAACGTTTTCTGTCATGAGTTGTAAAAATCTTCTGCGCAAACTTTCTTTACTGTTCATTTATAAGGCTTCATTTGTTGTTATCTGCTGTGTCTCAAGGGATATGTTTACGAGACCTGCCATGAGTGTTGGATTATATACCTAACATATCAAGAGATTAGAAAACGATAAATCCCCATGAACGGAAAAATCAGATACGGCCTGTCGGCTGCCGTTCTGGCGCTGATTGGCGCAGGTGCTTCTGCACCTGTAATTCTCGATCAGTTTCTGGATGAAAAAGAAGGTAACCACACCACAGCATACCGTGATGGTGCGGGTATCTGGACCATCTGCCGCGGTGCCATTCTGGTGGATGGTAAACCTGTCTTCCCCGGCATGAAGCTGACGAAGGAAAAATGCGCGCAGGTTAATGCCATCGAACGAGATAAGGCGCTGGCGTGGGTGGAGCGCAATATTAAAGTACCACTGACCGAACCCCAGAAAGCGGGTATCGCGTCATTCTGTCCGTATAACATTGGCCCCGGTAAGTGTTTTCCGTCGACGTTTTATAAACGGATTAATGCCGGAGATCGAAAAGGAGCCTGTGAGGCGATTCGCTGGTGGATTAAGGATGGTGGGCGCGATTGCCGCATACGTTCAAATAACTGCTATGGACAGGTTATTCGTCGTGACCAGGAAAGCGCATTAGCCTGTTGGGGGATAGATCAGTGAGCAGAGTCGCCGCGATTATTTATGCTCTGGTTATCTGCATCATCGTCTGCCTGTCGTGGGCGGTCAATCATTACCGTGATAACGCCATCGCCTACAAAGAACAGCGTAATAAAAAAGTCAGTGAGCTGAAGCAGGTGATCGCCACCATCGCTGACATGCAGCAGCGTCAGCGTGATGTTGCTGCGCTCGATGCAAAGTACTCGAGAGAATTAGCCAATGCGAAAGCTGAAAATGAAACTCTGCGCGCTGATGTTGCCGCTGGTCGTAAGCGCCTGCGGGTCAATGCCAGTTGCTCCGCAGCCGTGCGTGAAGCCACCGGACCCACCAGCGTGGATAATGCAGCCGTCCCCAGACTGGCAGACACCGCTGAACGGGATTATTTCACCCTCAGAGAACGGTTGATGACGATGCAGAAGCAACTGGAAGGGGCACAGGAATATATCCGTACCCAGTGCATTCGGTGATATTTTATTATAGGAATGTTACTGATAACGTTAAAATAATTTAACGGAAAAGTCAGTTCCGGACTTTATAGTGTGCTCACATCCTGGCCAAAAACGATTTCTGTGATAAATATTTTGAATATTATTTACAGGCAAATGAAGTGGATAGCATGGATGAAAATATTACAACAGGGTATGAAGCATATGCCCATATTGTATGGACAGAGAAAGCAAAAGCACTGTACTTCCTTGTGTTGCCACGATACCTGACTGAGATATGATTTTTTTGGTTTTGAGTATATATTTAGCGTTTTTAGTTCAGTAATGGCTTATTCAACAAAAAACAATAAATAAGGTAATTGTTTTTTTCATTCATTGTTTAAATTGATTTCAGTGTCTCATTTTGCTGTTTTACTATCTATTATTTTTTATTATTATCTTGTTAAGGGAAGATAAATTCAGGATTGTAGTCAGTAGATAATCGGAGGTCACTTATGCTACATGATCACCTGGCAGAATGTCTGGAGAAAAAAGGATTGTACCGGAGAGCAGCTGAACGATGGGCAAAAGTGATGGTACAGCTAAGTGATGACCAGAAAAGGAAAGTAGCGGCACAGAAACGAGCAGAGTGTTTGCGTAAGGCGCGCCGGACTCCGGTTTCACCGGTGAACCTGACAGAAATAAAACAAGCGGTCAACAGACTACATTCTGAGTTGGGAATGGGATTTGAAGAGCGGCGGGTATTCCGACGATATAAAGGGACAGGAGAACAGAATACGTCCGGAAACGCGCGGTCAAAAAAATGCTAAAAAATATCTGAGAGAGTTATTGCCTGTCACCATAAGAAAAAGCGACTTTAGTGGTCGCTTTTTGTGTCATATATAAGCCGTTTAAGTAAACCTGTCTGAACAGGTGCTCTGGTCGTGTTTGTCTTTGTTGGGTACAAATTGAGAATGTTTTTCATTCATTAGTCTTCTTCTGCAGGCTTCAATAACCCACGCTGAAAAATTTCCTGAACCTTTCTGGTCAAGAGCGATGTTAATTTGTTCAATCATCTGGTTTGGAAATCGGATGTTGCGGGTTGTTGTTCTGCAGGCCCGGTTTTTCGATGACATTTTATTTCCTTTAATAATGTGCCATATGACGGGGATTTTACATGGCTGAGCTTCGTACTCTTCAGGGCAGAATCAAAACACTGAATACCCGACGGGTGAATATCCTGAAGGGTGAACAGCGTCGTGTCAGTGGCAGTGCCCGGGTTTCCCTCAAACGTCGTATCTGGCTGAGGGATGCCGGACACTGTTGTCTCTGTGGACGCGTGGTTGACCTTTGTGACAGTGAACTCGATCACCGCATTGCACTTCAGTTCGGTGGTGGTAATGAGGAGACGAATCTCTGGACGCTCTGTACCGAATGCCATCGCCAGAAGTCAGCCAGTGAAGTGGCGAGTGGTATGCCGGACCCGACGTTGCCGGAGGTGTCCGCAGGTAGTGTCAGGGCGGACGACATCACCGGACTGTAACCCGACCCGGGGGGGTATCATCCGGCGTGAAAAATGATCGCACCGGACACCGCCCCCCGTCTCACGCAGAGAAAAAATTCCCGTTTCAGGCCAGTTAACATGTTAACTGGCTGTCCGGGCATTTTTGTTATTTTTATCTTTATTATTCAGTTTGTTGCGTGGGAAAAATGTTAACCGGCTTTTTCAGCAAATGTTAACCAGGCAGCAGTTAACATTCGGGGGCATGAAAGGCGGGATAAAACGGCCTGAAGCATGTCCGGCTGAGTGAGTTCTGAACCCGGGAGGAGACTGTGCTGACGACGCAAAAACGAAAATTTGCGCTGGCGCTCATGTCCGGGAAAAACAAAACGGCGTCAGCCATTGCTGCCGGTTATTCGGCGAAGACAGCCAGGGTTAAAGGCTCGCAGCTGGCAAAAGATCCGGAAGTGCTCGCGTTTATAGCACGCAAAGAAGGCGAGACGGTGGAGGTGGATGAGGTTCCCGTTTACCGGCAGAAAAAACAGAGCAGGAGAATAAACCCCGTCGCTGTGAGACGGCTGCAATTCCACAGCCGGACGAAACCAATCCGGAGATGTCACCGCCCATGGTGATGTCTCCTGGTATTGAATATATGGAGGATGGTCTTCCCGATCCTGTGAAAGCCATGGGGCGGATCCTGGTGGAAAACCTGAGCATTGACCCTAAACTGGCACTGGATGCAGCCTGGCGTCTGGCGCAGTTCACGCACCATAAAAAAGGGGATGCCGGTAAAAAATCGGCAAAAGGTGATGCCGCGAAAAAAGCGACTAACCGTTTTGCGGTGCCACCACCACCCCGCCTGGTGGTGAATAACGATAATGAGGACAGTGGATGATACCTGTGTGGAGTACGGCCTGCCCGGACTGGGCAGCGCGCCTGAAAAAGGGACTGTCGATTATTCCGGCTCCGATTTATCCGGACCAGGCCGCACATGCCCTGGCGATTTTTAAACAACTGCGGATTGTTGATGCACCGGGCAGCCCGACGTTCGGGGAGTCCTGTGCACCGTGGGTGTTTGACCTGGTGGCGGCCCTGTTTGGCTCCTACGATGCGCACACCGGTATCCGTCATATAAAGGAAGTGTTCATTCTGATCCCGAAAAAAAACAGCAAGTCCACACTGGCTGCCGGGATCATGATGACGGCGCTGTTACTGAACTGGCGGCAGGCGGCGGGCTACACCATTCTGGCCCCGACTGTGGAGGTGGCGGCTAACGCCTTCAACCCTGCCAGGGATATGGTACGACGGGACGATGATCTGGATGACCTCTGTCAGGTGCAGACACATATCCGGACCATCACCCACCGGGTGACGGACACCACCCTGAAGGTGGTGGCAGCCGATCCGAATACGGTGTCCGGTATCAAGTCCGTGGGGACACTGATTGATGAACTGTGGTTGTTTGGCAAGCAGTATAAAGCGGAGGACATGTTACGTGAAGCCATCGGCGGGCTTGCCTCCCGTCCGGAAGGATTTGTGGTGTACACAACCACCCAGTCGAATGAGCCGCCAGCCGGAGTGTTCAGACAGAAACTTCAGTACGCCCGGGATGTCCGTGACGGCAAAATTCATGATCCGCACTTTCTGCCGGTGATTTTTGAGCATCCGCCGGAGATGGTGGAGAGCGGTGAGCACCTGCTGATGGAAAACCTCGCCATGGTTAACCCGAATCTCGGTTATTCGGTGGATGAGGCCTTTCTGTACCGGGAGTACCGTAAAGCCCGCGAAGCCGGGGAAGAGACCTTCCGGGGGTTCATGTCAAAACACGCCAATGTGGAAATCGGTCTTGCCCTGCGTTCTGACCGCTGGGCGGGGGCGGATTTCTGGGAACAACAGGGCATGTGCGTCAGCCTGGACGATATCCTGCTGCGCGCTGATGTGGTTACGGTGGGGATTGACGGCGGAGGGCTGGATGATCTGCTGGGGATGTACGTGATTGGGCGTGACCGGGAGACCCGCGAATGGCTGGGGTGGGGCCATGCCTGGGCACATGAAACCGCGGTGGTCAGACGGAAGAGCGAGGCGTCCCGGTTTCAGGATCTTGTTGCCTGTGGAGATATGACCATTGTCCGGCGTGTCGGGGATGACACGGCGGAAGTGGCGGAATATGTGCGTCGCATTCATGAGGCTGAGTTACTGGACCATATCGGTATTGATCCGTCAGGTGTGGGGCAAATTCTGGATTCACTGGCGGAAGCCGGGATCCCCGACGGAATTGTGGTGGGGATAAGCCAGGGCTGGAAACTGGGCGGGGCCATCAAAACCACCGAGCGCAAACTGGCTGAAGGGGTGCTGGTGCATGGTGGCCAGCCCCTGATGGCCTGGTGTGTCGGCAATGCCCGGGTGGAGCCTAAAGGTAACGCCATTCTTATTACCAAACAGGCCAGCGGACGGGGAAAAATTGACCCGCTGATGGCGCTCTTCAATGCGGTCTCCCTGATGTCCCTGAATCCGGAACCGAAAAAGAAAGCGTATGAGGTTTTTTTCATATAACCCTGTTCACCCTGTAACCATCATGAACCGCTGCGGCGGTTTTTTTATTTTCAGGAGGCTGATGTGACTCTTAAACGGGCCTGTTCCCTGCTGACGGTGAAATCCTTCAGTGAGGATGAGCGGGTGATCTCCGGGATTGCGTCAACGCCTTCTCCGGATCGGGATGGGGACATCCTGGAGCCGGAGGGTGCGGAGTTCGGCAGTGCGATCCCGTTTCTCTGGCAGCATGACCATTCCCGCCCTGTGGGCCAGTGTACGGTGCGCCGTATCAGGGAAGGGCTGGAAATTACGGCAACGCTGGTGAAGCCTGTACCGGATATGCCGTCGCAACTGGCAGCCCGACTGGATGAGGCATGGGCAGCCATTAAGACCGGGCTGGTCAGGGGGCTTTCCGTGGGCTTCCGGCCCCATGAATACACCTTTCTGGACGGAGGCGGACTGCATTTTCTGCGCTGGGAGCTGATGGAGGTGTCTGCTGTCACCGTTCCTGCGAATGCGGAATGCACCATCCGGACCATTAAATCTTACGACCGCCCGTTTTCTGCCGCGTCCGGCAACCGGAAACCGGTGGTGAAAATTGCATCTTCTGCCGGCGCTTCGGCACAGTCAAACACCCTTTTTCATAAGGAAAAGTCAGCAATGAATACTGGTGAACAGATTAAAAGTTTTGAAAACAAGCGTGCGGCGCTGGCAGCCTCCCTTGAGGAGATCATGAGCAAGGCCGCAGAAGAAGGCCGCACGCTGGATGTGGAGGAAGAGGAGCACTACGACAACACCACGGCGGAAATCCGCCAGGTGGATGCGCACCTGAAGCGTCTGCGTGAACTGGAGGCCGGTAAGGCCGCCACGGCGCAGCCGGTGAAACAGGCCGGTAACGGGAATGTGGCAGCAGTGGCTTCAGCGCCGGTGATCCGTGTTGAGCAGAAACTGGATAAGGGGATTGGCTTTGCCCGCTTTGCCAAATCACTGGCTGCGGCTAAAGGTGTCCGCTCTGAAGCCCTGGAAGTGGCCCGTCGTCAGTATCCGGATGACAGCCGTCTGCATCATGTCCTGAAATCGGCTGTGGGGGCAGGGACCACCACGGACCCACAGTGGGCAGGCAGCCTGTCTGAATATCAGGAATATGCGCAGGACTTTATTGATTACCTGCGTCCGCAGACCATTATCGGGCGATTTGGTCAGGGCGGGATCCCTGCACTTCGTCAGGTGCCGTTCAATATCCGTGTGCACGCCCAGGTGTCCGGCGGTGCTGCCGGCTGGGTGGGACAGGGTAAGGCAAAACCCCTGACGAAATTTGATTTTGAATCCATCACCTTCAGTCATGCGAAGGTGGCGGCCATTGCGGTACTGACGGAAGAATTGATCCGTTTTTCCAGCCCGGCTGCTGATGCGCTGGTCCGTAATGCACTGGCGGAAGCGGTGGTGGCGCGTCTGGATACCGATTTTGTTGACCCGAAAAAAGCGGCTGTGGCGGATGTCTCCCCGGCGTCCATCACCCATGATGTGAAGGGTACGGCATCAACCGGTAATCCGGATACGGATGCGGAAGCGGCGTTTGGTCAGTTTGTGGCGGCAAATCTGCAGCCCACCGGTGCGGTATGGCTGATGTCCAGCACGAATGCTCTTGCGCTGTCCATGCGTAAAAACGCACTGGGTCAGAAGGAATATCCGGACATGACCCTGCTGGGTGGCACCTTCCAGGGGCTGCCGGTAATTGTCTCCCAGTACGTGGGTGACCAGCTGGTACTGGTGAATGCGCCGGATATTTATCTGGCGGATGACGGCGGTGTGGCAGTGGATATGTCCCGTGAAGCGTCACTGGAAATGCAGTCTGAGCCGGGCGGCGACAGTACCACGCCGTCGCCGGTGGAGCTGGTCTCCATGTTCCAGACCGGCAGCGTGGCCATCCGTGCGGAGCGCTGGATCAACTGGCGTCGTCGCCGTACCGCGGCGGTGGCTGTGATCACCGGTGTTAACTACGGCAGTGCGTCCGGCGGCTGAGTCTGATGAGGAGGGCGGGAGGTGAGAGCTTCCCGCAGTAACTGATGGCAAAAATCCGATATCTGCAGGGTACACATGATGCCCGGCCCGGGGATATCCGGGATGTCGCACAGCCGTGTGCGGAGGTGCTGGTTCGCCTGAGGAAGGCGGAGTACATCACAGCGCGACGTCCGGCGGGTCAGAAAAAGAACATGATGCGGAGCATAGCGAATGTGGAACCTTTTGCGACGAACCCGAAAAAACCAGAAATCAGGACGTGATGTAAAAGAGGCGGGCTGGACCAGCCTGTTTCAGGCGGTGGCTGAGC